CCCATGCTCTAGATACACCTAGAATGATGTCTAGAGCAACGATAGCCATCAAGAGAAAAACAATTATATGTTCGTCGATTCCATGATCGTAAAAATCACGAACTACCTCGATAATTCCAAAAATACCATCTGGTTCTTCTTGATACATCAATCACACTCCTATCAATTAAGATTCGGGTTGTGCTACTGGTTGGGTTTCAAGATCTCCTGATGGTTTATTCTGCTTCTCTTCTTTTGGTACTTCCCAATTGTAAATTGCAAGCTTACCATTTTGAAGAAGTGGGCCTTTCAAGTCTTTGATGGATTCCCCGTTATAAGTGAAGTCATAGTTGACTTGGACAAGCACCCGTTTCCCTTCGCTGAATTTCTCAGTATGGTCTGGATCAATCAAAGTGAAGATGTCATGTTTCTTGTAGGTCTTTCCTACTTGAGCAGCTTCCACAAGCTCAAGCGCTCGTTTGAATAGCGTTGGGTCAAGTGGATTGTCTTGGTTGGTCACAGCTACGAGAACCGACCAATCAGCAAGTGCTTTGTTATTTTGAATTAGGACATCTTTCTTTTCATTTTCCTGAGTGAGTTCTTGAATTTTCTGAATAGCGTTCTTATTGGCATCAACAGATTTATCAAGTTCTTTCTTTAGTGCCACAATGGCGCCAGATGGGTCTAATTCCATGCGGACAATGTTCAATACTGCTTCAACCAGTGTCGCATCATCTTCAGCCATGCGGTTGTTTGGCAAAATTTCCTCAAATACACGGTATGGGAAGTCTTGCTTGATCGCTACTTTCGTAGTGTTAGCGACTGCATCGTATGATTTAAATTGTACTTTGTAATCCATTATTTACCTCGTTTTTGCTTTTGATTTCTTCAAAAAGGTCTTTCAAATCTTTGTCAGATTCCAGAACAGAGCGATAGATTTCTAGCTCTTTGATGAGCTGTTCTTTCTCCTGATGTGATTCGGTCAATCTCGCTTTGAACTCAGCTTCATTGATTGATTTACTAGCTAATTGATTAGCTAGATCTGTGATAATTGATACATAGATTTGTTCGTTCATTGTTTCTCCTTTATACTCTAAATCCATATCCGTTTAAAATTCCTTGGATATGGTTTTTAATTGTTGAATTAGTAACCATTCCGTGCCGCACCATCATTCCAAAGCAAGTAAGTAAATCCCAAAGATATGCTCCCACATCTTTACCGTTCGCTAAAAATACTTTTCTTGAATAAAGGGCCTCCAAGAAAAAGTCCCCTCGCCCAATGAAGTGTTTTACCCCATTCTCGTTCATTGGTAAGAGATACGTTTCTTTCCCTTGCATATTGTTATGGAAATTCCAAGGGCTACGATTTCCCTTGTTATTATAAATCAACACACGATCTCCAATAAATTCAGTAAGACTTTCTTCTGCTCCATTGCCTTTACCAGACCAGACCCGAATTCCTGCGAAACTTTTGTTATCATGTCGTTCAACCTCTTTCGGGTCTTTGTTGTGATTTGTTCCGAAAACCATAAGAGCAGCATTAGTATCTCTAAATTTTTCTGCGACAAAACCACTCTTCGTCAATTTTATAAATTGAGATGAGTTTGTATCATCAATTCTCCGAATTGTTCCTGTATTTGAATACAGATTTAGTGTTCCGTTGTCCAAGTCAAAAACTGTTGATCCAGTGTTCGCACTTAGCCTTCCACCTTTGACGTGTTCTGCAGAAATGTCAATCGAAGCGAGTTGCGTGATAAAGGCTTTTTGCGATGTAAGCTCTTTGATGAATGCTTGATTTGATACAAGTTTGTTTATCATTGCGGAATCTACCAACAACTTATCCGCTGTTACTGCATTACTCGCAATAATCTGAGTTGTTACTGACCCTGATTCAAAATTACCTGTTTTAAGCTTGTCAACCATTGCAGATTTGATCACTGCATTATCAATTAAGGTATCGCCAGTAATGTGAGTGGCTCTACCAGTGATCCTATTTAAACCACTTGCTCCTAAATTGATACCAGAAATTAAATCTCCTGCGCTATTTAAGTTTTGGATAGCATACGATCCAGCAAGCTGTGTGACTTGAGTCCTTGTCGCTTCTGCAGATTGTTGGGCCTGTCTGGCCTGCTCTGCAACTTGGATAGCCTTGGTTTGAGCACTTTCTGCTAGTTCTTTAGCTTCTTTTGTCTGTTTGTAAGCATCGTCAAACTGGCTAGGTTTGTAAGGCCCTGTATTTGACCCACGGACAAGGATTGGTTCTTTAAACTCAATCCAGCCATTCTTCGCAAGGTAAATATAAAATGGATAGTTTGCGTCTTCACCGAAAGCAAAATCCTCTTAGACTGTGAAAGTCTTTTGAAATTCTTGCCACTCATTGAGAGGTGGTCTATTCTTACCGATATCAGAAGATAACAAGATCTTATTTAGACCGTGATTTTTTACGTTAAAAGCAAAAGAACTATCTGGATATTCCTTGATGCGGTATTTGAAACCAAGGGTGTATGTTTCACCGTGATAAATTTTTTTAACATAAATAGGCAATGTAAAACCAGACCAATTATAACCAGTCAGCCCCTGGGCTTTAATTGTAAAAGTACCATCACTAACAGATACGCTTGCCTTTGGATTGTTGTTACCAACAAGCGTATTTTTGTCCATCGTCATGGAATTAACAATCAAGTTGTTATCGTCAGTGACATATTTCCCGACTTCCGTCTGAAATATCTGGCTAGACATGATCAAACGTGACATCTTGTCTGGTGCATCAGATTCCGAAGTGCCTAAAATACGTTCATACAATGCTGAGTTCTCTCGAACTCGCTGGAAGTCAGATTGGTTGACTTTCCCGTTTAACAAACTAGTGATTTCAGTAAATCTTCCATCAATGCCTTGTTTGTAAGTAGATAACTTAGCATCTTGTTCACTTGTGAGCGCTTCAAATCTTCTTTCAACTGTTCGTGCATTCTCATTATAAGTTGCTTTGTTAATGTAATTTGTTGATAGTTCCTCACGGATTGAAGTGATATTGGTTGATGTCTCATCTCTGACATAACGCTTCAATTCTTCAGTACGGTTGTCATCGTTATCAACGTATGTCTTAATTTCCGCAATCTTAGTTGAGATTCCATCAGTCGTATTTACGATTTCATTTAATTTAGTCCCATACTGCTCTTTAAATGCATTGATTTCTTCCGATAATGTAGTTTGGGATTTTTGTGCAGATTTCTTAAAATCAGCCAATTCTGATTTGATTTTATCGTTATTATCAATGGCATATAATGCTTGGGTTGATGCTTGTTGTGCTTTCTCAAATGCATTGTCAGCCGTTAAACGTACATCCCACATTTGATTAAATGCAGCTTCTGCTTGTTTTTTTGCCTCTGAAATCTTACTGGATTGATTGTCTAATTCTGTGCTTATACGCCAATTAAAATCATCGAATCTTCCAGTGATTTGTGCTGAGATTTCTTGCTTAACTACTTCAGCTTGTGCTTTGGCTTGCTCAATACCGTCTATGATTTTATTTTCCAGTTTTTTTGATTGCTTGTCATATTCAGCATTAGCATTATCTACAAGCTTCTGCACTTTTGCCTCGTATTCAGCATCATGACTGGCAATTTTATCTTTGACTACATCTTCAACGATTTTGCCAATTGTACCACCTAGCGAACGTGAGATTTTACCAAATCCAATCTTCTTCAATTTTTTAGACATTGGACTGTAGTTATAGCTGGTAATCTTTTTGCGAATATCAATATTATAGAGTTCATAAAAAATTGATACTGTATCAAATAGTTTTACTGGTTGATCGGCATGATCCAACACATCAATCTCTAAGCTCTCATCTGGCAAATCACAAAGACTTGATTGAAAGTATTTCTTACCATACTCTTTTAAATCCTCAATGGTTTTAACATCCTGGTCTTGTACTTCCATATCATCCTCATAGATATGCTTATACTTATCTACAAGTGGACTATCTACAGTAGCCTCAAGAACTTGGTCCTTCTCTCCCTCTCCAGATGCAGTAATTACCTTACGAAAATGAATTCGAGTCTTAAGTGATTTAGTAGTAGTGGATTCTTTGTACTCAGAAAGATTTTTCTTATACATAAAAAGAGATTGATTCTCAATCCCTCCATTTTTTAACAATCTCACTGAGTATTTATCTCTGACTAAATCACCACCCCACTGACCAATAATTGAGTGCTGACCTTTTAGAAGTGCATCAATTACTGATACATTCTCTATGTTTAAAGTATGTAATTCAGAGATATCAGAAAAGAAAGTAAAAGGGCATTCTCTCTTTAGCCCTTCTACTAGCTTGTTCATCACAGTAAAACCATTCGCCCGATCTACATTGATCTTGCGGATACTATATCCGTTTAGCAACGTTGCTACTTGATTGGCATATACTGTGATATATCCGTGTCCCTTTTGGATGTCAATGATTACAAATTCTTGTTCTCCTGACAAATCATCTGCTAACAAATGAACTTCATTTCGTAGCAGGCTCCATTTTTCATCACTGACAGGATACTTGAAGGTAAGCTGATAAGTATTATTTTCTTGCTGGCTGATATCATCATCCGTACACAAATTAAGAGGAATATTACCCTCTTTTAAATAAATCAAATGATATACCTCCAATTTCCTTGAATTTTGATTTTGGAAACATTACCAGATGTAGTTACACCTATAACTCCTTTAGGCAGTTCAAAAAAAGGGCCT